AGTCCTAACTTATGGTAAATTGCTCTCCACTCTTCCGGAGTGGCGTGCTTAGACGGAAGTACTATTTTATCGGCCCCAACTAATTTCTGAGCGTTGATGTAAGATTTAGCAAGTGCGGGGATGTCGTTAATAATTGATAGCGAAGTATCTTCTTGTAGCTCTTTAGGTAGCGCCAATTTCCAATTTTCAGGGATGACGACTTGGGGGTTGTTAGAACCACCCTCATTCCCAGCTCCTGCCCCTCCCGAAGCTGCACCATTTCCAGAACCTCCTGATTGGTTTGGGGTGAGAATCCCGCCCCCGCCCGAAGCTCCAGTATTATTAGCTCCCGTTCCTGCAGCGCCAGCTCCACCAGCAGCGCCTCCAGCGCCTCCCGTGTCACCACCCGCGCCTCCTGCTTTATTAAATTTAAGTTTTGGTTTTCCCCACATTGTTTACCCTCTCCCGAAGATCATCTTCGTTTATATTAAGCGTAGTTAGTATCATAAGGACAACATTTCTTTCGCCCTCATTAAAAGCTAGTCTATTTGGATTATCGTGCATGTTAGGGCGAAGTACAAAGCGACGAATTAAATCGTTCAGTACTACTTTTCCCTTTTCTGTCCCGAATGTATTTCTATACGCTAGGAGCAAGTCCAGCGATTCTTTATCCTTTTTTTCGGTTTTCATTCACTCCCCGTTAGCCTTGCATTGCTTTGCTGGCCTGAGCCATAGACGCCATCTTCTGCGCGTCTTCTTCAGCCTTCTGCTTTTCGGCCATTGCTTTCTGTTCGGCTTCTATAAGCTTATTCGCATCTTCTTCTTTTCGCAACAATTCATTTGGCAGTCCCACAATTCCAGCAACTGTTTTCACTCCACCCCATGAATCTATATAGTGTCTAGCCATTGGGTCCATATTTACTAAAGGCTCTATGCCTTGGAAAAATCGTAGAATGCTCTGTAGCGTGCCGGATCTTTGCGCTCTAGCAATAAATGAAGTATAGCGAACAGAAAAATCCTTACCGCGCAATTCCTGCGGAATATCCTGCACCTTTAAAATCCCTCGCTTAAAACTAATCGCAGTCACTCTGTCCACGACAACCTTCAAAAACTCCTTCTGCATTCTGGCCATAAATGGACCCATGAATCTTGTAGACTGCTCCACCTTCTGCGCAATCTCTGTCGCGGTCTGGGGATTTCCGGTCTTATTAGGTAGCATCATTTGGTTTATGTAAAATGCATCGCGGATCTTGCTTTGTTTTTCCGATATCATATCAAACCCAAAATCAACTCTTGCATCATTGAAAATCGGCTCAATTCGGTCATTCCCGCCTGCGCGATAGTAACTAATAGATGCAGGGAATGTATTTATCTGGTTTATAAATCCGTCATCTGGAGCCTGTAAGGGAGGGTCGATAACTTTCTCTGCACCTATTAGTGTTATCTCAACCATCTTATTTAAAACTCTTACTTCCGGCAGCGCTACCATGCCGGGGGATCTTCCGTATGTTTCGCCTGTGGCCTTTGCAAACCTTGGGACCGCGTACGGAAATGTCTCGAATCCACTCAGTCGCAATTCGTGATCTAAGTCAGGCATAATGTGATGGGAATAGAAGCTATGCCCTTTAGACGTTTTACCGTCGCCACTTCTATTCACAGGGTAAATACAGTGTACAACCTTAAACTTCTTAGTCTCATCGTTTGACTTAATACACTTTTGCACATCTTTATGTAGCTTCTCTTCTCCGTATTCGCCTAAAATTTGTCGAGCAGTCCAGTCGTACTCCATATAAATTTCATCGACTTTACCTCTGGCATTTTCACCTATATACCCTTCAGCTATGAACTTAGAGAAAAATCTTACGATCTCCTCGTTGTCTTCCTCTATTCCAAATATATTTGTGCCAAAACTACCAAGATCCATCAGCATCTCGTGCGCCTCATTGTAGAAATTGGAATTAGCGAGTACGTTGTGCACTACTCTAGTGACGTGCTGTAAATATTTTTTGATATGCTCTTTCTGATCCAGTTCTACATCACCAGAGGAATGCTCAAACCATTGCTCCTCCACAGAAAATAAAAAGCTCATCATAATACCGGAGAATAACTCTAGTGAATGCGGCCCGGTGTTATCATATAAATGCACCTGAAGGTCCTCGCCTTCAGTTCGCTTTATGAGTACGTCACTTTTTCTTGGGAATATGTAATCCCCTATATCTTGCCAAAGAGTATCCCAATTAGAGCGCACGGACTTTTTATCTGCCAGAATCTTTTTTATCTGGGGGATTGTCATTTTCATTTTTAGCTCCTAGAGAGTAAGCCGGAGGTATCTCCTGTTAAAAGTCCTGCTCCGGCCTGCGATCTGGTCGCCGCGTTACTGAATAGCTGCGCGCCGCCCGGTCTGTCCTGAAACAACATTAGTGATTTGTAATTGCGAAGGCGATTGGCATATTTGCCTTTACCTTCTATAGCCGCATTAAACTCTGTATCGTAGTAAGATGTGTCCAAGTTGTCAGGCAACTGTCCGCCACGCTCTCCGCCTGCCAATGGGTCTAACTCTCTGCGTGTGATTGGGTCAATCTGCGCATCCCGCAATCTTTTGATGTAGTTATCATACCACTGCCAATCGGCGAATCGTTTTCTCTCCCTCGGATCTAGCGAATGTTCCCTACCTCGAAACGGTGCCTGATATGCCTCATTACCGCCCGATTCCGGAGTAAGTGCCCCTAAAAAAGGTATTCCTCTGCCTACCTGTCCAACGGTCCCTCCTAGAAATCCTTCTGCCGCGTCGCGTATGTCTTCTAAAAATCCCATCATCTCCTCCGACTGAATGTATTATGCTTATTATTGGTCCGTGTGGGTAGCGCATCTCTAGATACTCTTGGTCTCTCGCTAAAATTCAACGCCAACCCCCTAAATGCATCAGCGCCGTGCGACGCCCAGTTGTGTAGTGGCTTTTGCATGAGTACCTGATTTTTCGGGTCCCATTTTCTTTCGTACGCTTTCAAAGCCTCTATTCCCCTAGCACATCGTACCTTATCGAACCAGCACTTGCCAAGTATCATTTTAGTTGCGTTTATGCCATCGTCTATAGCGTCCTTTCGCATGACCGTTACTAGACGTTTTCCCAGTAAACTCTCTGCTACCTCGAACCGTGATTTTCCGGTGCCGAGCTCTCTAACCGCCGCATCGTGCGGTAAGTTATGCATATCGTATACGTACGGCCTCTCTTTTATCATCTTCACCAATTCATGTAATCCCTTATTAGACTCCTCAATGTAATCTATCAAATGGATCTCTCTACCACATCTCTGCACAAACCAGATCGCTGTAGCGTCACTCATCCCCAGATCCCAGAAAGTTTCTACGCCTGTCATGTTATCGTACGGAACACTTGTGATCTGTCCACTCTCCTCGATCCGGTTCATCTCTTTACCATAGTATGCGCCTACAAGCGCTGCTGAGAAATCGCACTCATACTCCTGATTATACTCATCTGAAGTCATCGTCTGCCTTGCGGCCTCTAACTCCGCTTTCGGAATTATCCCTGTATCAGACGCTTTGTACTTCGCCGCGAACCAATCTCCGGGGGCCTCATCTCGCTGTTCGCCGTCAGGCCAAAATCCTGTAGTCGCGAACGTATACAGATCGTAGAATAAATTTCTCCCCCTCGGCGTCCCTATGAATATACACCAGCCTTCACGATCAGAAAGTGCAGGGCGTACGACCATACCCCAAATTTCTCTGGACATCTCACCCATCTCATCTAACACCGCGCCGTCAGCGTAAACTCCCCTGATCGCGTGCGGATTCTCAGCACCCAGCAACTGCCATGTAATCTTATCGCCCCTTTCGGGCCTGTATACAGTGATCCGCAGTTCGGATTCGTTCACTTCCACATTCGGAAGATTTTTAGTGTAGTCTTTATAATAATCCCACGCTACGCGCTTCGCCTGCCCGTACGTCGGCGCAATGTAGAAGTACTTAGGATTCTGCCTCATATTCCTAAGTCCTCTATCTATGGACTCGTTAATCGCAAAAACCGTCTTCCCAAACCTTCTGTGGAACACTAATACGTTAAACCTTCTCAGCGCATTATGCAGGTACGCCTGATGGGGCCGGGGGTCATATCCTGTGGATACCTCTACGATTTTTCGCATCTATAAATCCTCAGTCCATGTAATACCAATACCGCCTGTGGCATTTTGTGTCGATGTTAGTGAAAATGTAATCGTATCGCTTGGATATGCAAACAAATCCAATTCACTTAAATCTTCAAAAGCGTTGTTTCCCACACCGATGATTGAATTAAACATAACTGTTCCACCTGTTACAGTGGTGCCAGCCGTATCATAAGATACAACTGAATTGCCGCTTGTAATTGTAACACCACCATCAGCAGTAGAGCCATTGATCGTTGTGTAACTTGGCGATCCGCCTAGAGTTGCATTTCTAATAATCTTTAGCGTCACAATACCGCTTCCTGCGCCGCCAGTGTTTGCAGCGAATGAAACAGTCCTTAAGCGAATATGCGCTCTGTTAGTTACGCCGTTGTATGTCGTTGCGTTTTTTAGTGTAATTAAATTAGTGTGAGTTGTGGCTGTTAATGATTTATTGTTATCTAAACCATGAGAAGGCCCAAGCAATCGTCTATCTCCCTCTATAAATAATGCTCCTGATCCGGCCTTAACAGAAATATCTGTATTGTTCGTTGTATTCTCTGCTCGCCAAAGTAAAGACAAAGAAGGTTGCCTAAGCGAAGTGGCTGCGGAACTATTCGCATATTGAATCTGATGAACTAATACGAATTGACCATTCACTGAGTTTTCTACATAAAATCGTATATTTCCGAAGCCTAAATATTGGTAAACTATCTTGTATACATTTCCATAAGTGGGAGTTAGGTTCATGCCGGATTTATTATTTTCCGATGCTGTACCGTCCATCACGTCATTATTCCAAGTCGATTTAGGAATATGAGTCGGGGTTCCGTTGTTTATGTGCCAGATCCCGAATGTTGCTCCATTGTACCCGAATCCGAAACCATTATTTAAGGACGGTGTAAATAGCCCAGCATACTGCTTGGAATTAGCAGCTCCAGTCGTGAAAATAGCGGTATACATTCCTCTTGCGCCTTGCCCTGCTCTATATTTCAAATATCGCAAAGAGCTTAACTGTGCCGATGAAGATGTGGCTGCCGTAGTGTGTACGTTTAAAAGATTATTCCCATTAGTTACTTCACCGGAGCCTGTTACCGCCTGAATTGTTGTATAGGTATTTATTCCATATACAAAATCTATCTGAGTCAATGGGAACGGCTCGACGGCAACAATCTCCCCAAATGCTGATTTTGGTTCCTGAACTGAAATCTCTAAATGGCCTTCGTCTGACGATGAAATATTCTGGTAGTAATTTCCACCCTCAGTCGTACCTAAAAGTACAGACCGACCTAGAGCAGATACCATTTTAGAATTGACCGGACTTTCTAGATTCAATAGTTGGCCAGACTGAGCATGAGTCAAAAAAGTGGTTGAGTAATAAAAATCACCCTGCGGAGTTGCTCCATTAGTGTATGTATATTTAACATATTTTCCAAATCCTGCCGGAGCCGCATAAGTCTTATATCCACCGGATGCAGCATAAGGGATTGATATTGTTCTAAGCAAATCCGTACCGCCTGAATCGGAATACCAATATATGTTAATCGTTCCATCCTGATCGGCCAGTATATTTGTCTGAACCTGAGTGTACGTCGGCAGTAACTCTAAAATGCCAGAATTATATGTTGCTCCACCTGCCAAGTTTGCGGTTGTTGTATACGCCACTTTGTCGGCTGTTTTTGCTTTAACCTCTAGTACATCTTCTGCTGCGTTGTACGCCTCTTGTAAAACCTGACTCGCCTCTAAATCATGATCTCTACTCATTTTATATCCCCTATCTCCGCCTTTGGCGGCGTCACATCTTTATGCTCTCTAGTAATTCCGGTACTTATAACTATCTGCACGTTTGTGTCTCCCTCACTCTTTTCTCTTCCGTACTTGCGCTTATCACCCTTCTCACTTAGGAACTTCATAGCGTCTATTTTCATCTTAGCGGCTGCGACCTGATCGTCCGTGCCCCGGGCCTCGCGGTATGCCTCATCCGCCACTGTCATGATCTCCTCAAAGTGGACCGTGGCCCTATGCTCCGTCGCCGCGTCTATTGCTTCCTTAAACTCCGGATACATCGTCATCCATCTGGAAAGTATCGCATACGGCGGGCACCATGAATGTTTTTTATGTAAAGTTGTTATAAGTCCGCCAGAGGCGATCTCCGACGCAATCGCGCCAGCTACCATTGGGGAATACGTCCAGTTAGACACCGCCTCGTCAACACCCTCCTGCGTCCAATACGTCTCGCCATTGGGCCGAACCCTCTCGATAAAACCATTGGGGGATTTGCTGTCAAATGGCGCGTCAAGCGTTTTCTGCGCGGTGATAACGCGCCCCGATTCGTCTATGCCTTCCACTAGTTTAGTGGACGGATTAAGCCAGTAATATACTCCCATAACTCTCCATCGTTAGGTCCACGGGCCGCGAGCTGGAGAGGCCAAACCCAAAGCCCACGCATATTGCTACGCGACTCGCGGCTCATGGAATAGCCATTATACACCACTAAATATCTTTATTGCAATGGGGACAGTTTATACGAAACTTCTTTCCTCGGCCCTTAGCCTGCTTATCTGCCATGTTGTCATAGTGTGTACCTAAGAATATGTGATCCGGATTTACGCAGAGAGGCTCATCGCATGTGTGGCAGCATATTATTGTGCGGTCATCGAATATGGCGTGAAATCCATGGAAGAGGGCTTTCGACACGCGGTGCGCGAGTCTGATTGCTTCACCAAAGCGGATAAACCCATAAGGCTTGCGCCGGGGGTCCTTATCCCATGTGCCTTGCTTTGCGCCTTGCCATATCCAACAGGAATTCTCGTCGATCTGGATTTTATTGAGTATGCGGCGTTTTACTTTCTCTATGTATTTAGGTTCGAGGTACTTAGAGGAGATAGGCATAGGTACATGGTTCGGGGTTCTCTGACGATACGCTAGTCCTAATGCGCTGAGTCATTGAACTTGAAAAATTGCTCCCCGTATCCGTGAGGCAGGGGAAATGGTCAGGGGTCGACGAAAAAGGGGCCCCCGGCCCCGTTTCAAGACCCCTGCAACAATGTCAACGTGCCGCAGGCACACATTCTATGTTTCCCGGTGCGGGGCACCTCGCACCAAGCGCGGAGCATCTCGCGCCGAGGTTCTACTGCGCGAAGCGCATCCTTTACGGGAGCGCGGAGCATCTCGCGCCGAGATTCTACTGCGCGAAGCGCATCCTTTACGGGACCGCTTGCGGTGGGGCCCCAAGGTCCCCGGTCCTCGCATCCAGCCCCAAGCCGCGCGCACCTCGGGTCTTGGCTCCGGGTACTGTGGCCACGCTCCGCGCGACAAGATCCGCGCGACAAGATCCGCGCACCTCATACCGTGGACCGGGTGTCAAAATCTTTTATTGTTGCGCCGTGGTTTAATTTACTTGGAATCGGAACAATTTGAAAAGTGCTAATTATAATGGCAGTGCTATAACGGAAGGCGCGTTAAAACGTGATAATTTTCATTGTGCGCCGTGGTGCGGGGTTCTTTTGCGTTACGCTTTTATTTGTGTCCGCGTTAAAAAAAGTCTGGAATATTTTAGGAACACGATTTTACTAGTCAAATTAAATACTTAATCTATTTTGTTCTGTTCCAGAAGTTTTCCATTAAAAGTTTTTTAAAATTAAAAATTTTGTAGTTTTTTTGAGTTATCCACAATTTATTAAAAATAATTATCTTTTAAAAGATTATAGAAATTATATAATAATAGAACAAAATAAAAAAAGCCCAGTAATTTACTGGGCTTAGATTGTGTCCTGTTTTGTGTCCTGTTTTTTTGTGTGTTTATTTTAACGCTTAGTGCTAAAGCCCCGACCCACGGCCCAATATACCACTGCATAAAATATCAGCGTTATTAGGCCCCCGGTCCACGACCCTGTGGCTTTCGTCGCGCAAACCGCGCTAAATGCTCCAGCCCATCCCCATAATAAAATCATGGCTATTGCTCCGTGGCCGTATCGACCTCGGTCCACGTATCTCGACTTTTAGGCGCTGCAATGGCCAAGTTTTCGGCCTCAGCGTCTAAATGAATTCTGGTTATCATTTCCACTGCCTCGCTGTAATTTTTTGCATAGGTGGTTTTATCTTCATTGAACCAAGGATCTTCACGATGGACGTATGTATTGACGGTATAACCGTTCTCAATTTTCCTGATATTAACTGATTTTACTTGTTTTTGATTTCTGTTCATGGTTTCCCCTTTGGTTATAAATAGGCCAGTTGGCCCATTAGTTGTTGTTGATAAGCTTCGTAACTGTTTTCATACGCGGCGCTATCACATAGCGCCTCGATTTTTTTTACTTCATCGTTCGGGAATTCGGTCAAGGCCCTCGGCACCCGGTCCACGGTGTCACGTATTGAGTAAAAATCCCATTCATAGTCTGACCGGGACGCCCGAATCTTTATGACTATTTCGATCTCATGGCAAAGGCCATGAGACGCGAAGTGGTTTGATTCAAAAGTTAGCTCATGCAACATATTAGCCTGCAATTCTTGACCATTGAGTCGAGTTCAATTCTAAGATCAGGCCCCCGGCGCGTTCAAGCTCGGTCGCTTTATCATAGTCTAGGTCCGGGTTTTTTGCTGCTGCTGTGAAGCTATTAGTAAGGCCCCATTGAGTCAGGCCCGCACCTTCATTGCCGGACGCTAGGCTGTGCAGCAATGATTTTTTAAGGTTCTCGCCTGATTGACCGACGGCGCGCATTGACACTTCTATGACTTTCTCAATATCGGTATTAGTGATGTCACGGGCGGCGGCTGATTTCATGAGCTCAATTTGTTGTTGGAATAATTCCGGGCGCATTGTGTTTTCTAAATAGTCGCGAATAGTCGCAAAAAACGCGGCGCTGTTTAGATCGCGGGTTTTATCGGACATTATTTGCTCAATGTAACCGCTGAAATTATTTCGGCCCAAATGCGCTTTTTTAAACGTGGTGGACATGACCATTCCATTGGAACACGCAAGGCGATTGATAAAGGGTTCAATTGATAGTTGCCCGGCTCCAACGTCTGAAGTACTAACCATTACACCATATTGAACCGGGTCATTGACTTTCACTTCCCCGGTAATGCGCGGGCTAGTAGTTTTAAGATATAATTTTCTCTCGGTAATCTCAGAGCTACAGACCTGAAATTCATACTTTTTAAGACTTGGCAAAATAGCGTTTAGAATGTCATGCCCGTCCATAATCTTGTATGACGTCGACAAGTATCCCCTGATTTTGCCGTCCAGTACTCGGATTAACCGACCTGACTTTTCATTGTCTTGGCTAGCGCGTTTAAAGCCGTGGTTCACATTATCAGATAATAGCGCCGGGTTCTCTTCTCTCAACTTGGTGTAATAATTTTTTGGTATTTCCAAGTGACTGGCAAGCTGTGTTTCGCTCCAATTGTTTGGCTTGTATGAATGCGCTCCGATGCGCGGATCTTCAAACCGGATGCTGCCAGCGCTGTCCATTGATAGGGCTTTAGTCGGCAATCTAAAATCAACGGCGCTTTCCTGAATGCGCGTTACTTCTTTGGCCAGTTCGATTAGTGTTTTACCTTGTCTCATGTTTTCTCTTTTCTGTGACCGATGGTCACTGGTTATGGCTTGCCTTTGGGCTAGCTGTTTTGGTTAGATAGATTGTGCACTATCTATTAGTGCGATCAAGTCGAAAGTCCTATTTTGTCGCGGCGCTGTAAAAAAATAAAATAGTTGTTGCAATCTTTTAAGCTATCTCTTAGGATATCTGAAATCAATAAATGATCGGAGGTAAAAACACTATGAAAGTAAAAATTAAAACCCGCGAAGCTCTTTGCTAAAGTTCAGAGCCCCGGCCCCCGCACTGCGCACCAAAACCCGCGCACTTGGGGAAGTGTTATTCCGGCATGAGGGATCGACGGAGCATTAAAATTTTAAAATGAGGGATCGACGGAGCCCTAGAATTGGAGTAGTTTTGACGTTATTAGTACAGAATAAAAAAATGAAAGCAAGCAGCAAGAATGGAGTCAAGGTTTATAACTTTGGGATTCCGGCTTTTAAAAGTATCACGGGCCTAGTTACATGTCCAAATGCTCGCGCTTGCGTTTCCGGATGTTATGCGAGGTCTGGAGCTTATTTATTTTCTAATGTAGCAAAAGTGTTTGAAAAGCGCTTAGAGATAACTCAACAAGATAATTTTAGCGATATTATGCACCATGAACTTAATATGTTATCCCTTAAAAATGATAAAATCATAGTCAGAGTTCATGATTCAGGCGATTTCTACTCTCTTGAGTACTTATACAAATGGCTCAAAGTTATCGAGAATAATCCAAAAATATTTTTTTATGCCTACACGAAAAGAGTTAAATTGTTGAAGTCTGTTAAATTACCGAAAAATTTTAAAGTTATATTTTCTTACGGCGGCTCTGAAGATTATTTCATCAGTCCAAGTACTGATCGTCATGCTAAAGTCTTTGAGACTCGCGAAGACCTTGAAAAGTCCGGATATGCGTACGCGAATGAAGACGACTTGCAAGCTATCGGCAAAAATAAAAAAATTGGTCTTGTATATCATGGGACTAAGTCCATTGAAAAAACTCAATGGCTGAAAGTAGGTTATTAAAATGAAAAACAAACATTGTCCGGTCTCGACTGACTATTATTGGGGAAGTCAGTCCATTAAAAATGATCATTCGACACGATTCACGGGCTCACGTTATATTTTCAGACTTGAGTTGATTGACGAGTCTTGGCCGCTGTATAAAGTTGGCTTTGAGGATTTAGTCACGGGGCAAGTCTTAACGCTGCAAAGTTGTAACATGCCTTTTAAGAAAAAAGTAAATAATACATTAAAACAGCTTGAGAAGAAGCTTAATAGTATGTTGCCAGAAAATATTGAATATTATGCAAGATTTTCTAGGCCAAGAGGGATTATAAAAATAAACCTACAGAATAACCCGAATCGACGGG